CTGTTGTAGTAACAGCACTTGTACCATTCATAGTTACTGTTTCTGTTAATACATTCCAACTAGAATCTAAACCTTGTAGTTCAACTGTTCTTGCACCAGTTCCAGCTGATGTATCATTTGCATCTGAGCTTAAAACTTCTAATTGGTCTGCTGCACTCATCCACGGATAAGCATTGCTGCCTTCCCAAATACTTTCATAATTACCAGACCCAACAGTTGGATTATATCCAAATTTAGATACGTTAGAATAACCAGTGAAATCTCCTTTTGCAACTGCAAGATAAAAATCTATTTCAGCAGATGATGGAGTTGTTGATCCTGTTGTGTTTACATTATTACAAGACATTAATTAAACCTCAAATTAAACCAAGTAAACCTATCTACTTCTTGTTTTAAATCTTCTTGAAATGAAAAATTTAATTGATTTTTTAAAGTTTCTAAAGATGCATTTACTTGACGTTGATTAACTACATCATATTCATCTTTAGGCTCTGGTATTTGTACTGTTATTTTTGCCATTATCTTCTACCGTCTGGTTGAAAGTCAAATCTAAATGAACCTAATCTCCAACTTTCGTCAACTGAATTATTTGCTATTTTTATAGCAGCTAATCTTGCTCTAGCTCTCGTATCTATTTTATCTGTCGAACTATTAATAGTAAAAGGTCCGAGAGGCGAGGAACTTGCAGTATCAGCAGGGTAATCTCTTAATTGCATCGTTATTATAGCATTCCCTTGTAAAACTTTAAAGTCTGGTACAAGTCTTCTTATTTTAATAAAATACTCTCCATCTCCATTAGCATCTAAATCAAAATCTCCAGATTCAATAAATGCTTGTATAGCTGTTGCATTACCATTTGCATCTACTTCATTAACACCAGTTTCATGTTCATAGTAAATAGATTTACCTTGTGATGATGAAATACCATTTACTACTGGAAAACTAGGTGTACTGTTTTGTTCAAATTTTGTGCCATAAGGTTTTTCAAAAACTCCTTGATCCATATAAGAATTTCTTGCTAAAGTTCCTGTAACCCATGTTCCTTCTAAATAGTTATAAGTTACCATTCTATTTACAAATTGACTAGAAGCATCAGGATAGAACCAAATTATTTCGTTAAATAAACTATTATGTGAAGCATAAACTTGTTGACCTGCAGCTTGATTTATACCAGGATTTCCTCCTGTTGTTTTAAAAACAAAATCTTCCACTGGACATGGCATTCGTTTAACAGAACCATCATAAATAAAAAAACCACCCTCGTCAGATAACCAGTAAACAGACGAATCAACAAAGACCATTGAATTTTGTCCAATTACTCCACAGTTAGATCCAACTTGTCTTACTGAAAATGTAAAAGGGGGACCAACAAACTGTAGTACATAAGCAGAAGTATCAGTGCCAACAAAAGTAAAATCTTTACCTTGCACTGCACCTCGTATTTCACTGCCGGAGTCTAATTGAAAAGTTCCAGCTGTGTTAACCGAAGTTGGTTGATAATCACTTATATTTTCTTGATCTGAAAATCTGATAAACATTTTATCTTGTGTAGTTGCATCTCCTAATGTTGTTTCAGTTCCTAAATGAAATAAGTGCCTATCTCTATCTGATACAATAGTCATTAAAGATTTTGTTGGGTTATTAGGAATAGATATAGCTCTTGTTTGTAAAGCGCCTGCACTCACTGACACAGGACTCCATTGAAAAGATCTTCCATTACGAACTGTTGCAATTAAAATTTGTCCATAATTATCTAAAGACCAAAGACCAGGATCAATTGAAGTATTAGCTGAAGTTCTAGCAGTACCCCAAGTTGATGTGCTCCATGTACCTGCACCCCATCCATAGCCAAGAGTTTGAACCAAAGGGCCTATTTCTATATAAGGTAATGGGTCTAGAGTTCCATCATTAGTAGCCCCAGTCCCTGTCTCTGCTGAAGGCATTTCGATCGTAAATGTTGTTGCGGTAGGTGTTGTTTGAACTTCAAATACTACATCATCAAAATCTGTTGCTGTGTAATCTGTATCAGGCGAAGTAAAAGAACCCGCATTTTCAAATGTTATAAGATCACCTGGGTTAAGATTGTGTGTAGCTGTAGTGGTTACTGTAACAGTTGCAGAACCATTAGTCGTAGTAATATCTGCGCCCGTTTGTTGTCTGTCAGGATCAATCGGTGTTATATCATAAAAATCACTAGAGTAATAAATATAAAGACATCTATTTGTACCTAATGCTGCATATTTTCTACCATCTAAATCAAACCATGAATGTTGTTTTCTTGCTATCCCTATTAAAGTATCTGAATTAGTTTGAAGCCATCCTCCAATTTTTTCAGGTTGACCATATCTAAAACGAACATTATCTCCATCTACCCAGTTATTTTCATTTTGAGTATCTGTCAGTTGTTTATTAAATCCAGGTCTAAAAGGTATTTTTGTTAAAGCCATATGGCTATTTTACAATATTTGGAGCTTTAAGTATAGATACGGAAAAATTAATTAAAATTTACTTGGGAGTCTTCATTACCAAAAACTCCACTAGGTAATAAATTAAATGCTAAAGAATACCTATTTTTTGTAGATTTATTTTCTAAAACCTTGTGCCTTAATCTACTAGAAAAAATAATTAAAGTGTTTTTCTTAGGGGTTATTGTCCAAGTCCAAGAATTGAATATATTATATTCAGTAGGTTGCATACTAAAAGAATCTTTGTGATCATTGAAAAATTGTATTTGAAAAGCAGGGTCATAATCTGGATAATATATTCCACTTAACCAATTATTAGAATGACAATGGTCATCTGAACTTCCTTGAGGTAATGTTTTAGTTAACCAAGATCTAGTGATATTAAAATCACAATTATATTTATAAACATTATTAATAACATCTTTCACACAATTGTTTATTTCTTTTTGTAGAAGTAAGTAAGATTTTAAAATGTTTTTGTTTTCTGATTGGTAAGAATAAGTGTTATTAGGAGTCTCAATATAGTTTTCTTCAGTAAAGTTTTTTAAAGTATTATTATAAATATTTAATTGATATACAAATATATTATTAGCAACAATAGGTATATTAGATATTAATTTCATTTAATTACTATAAAAAAATGCGTTTAAAGTTAGTCTGCCATTATGAATGTCGGTTCCAAAATTTAATATAGATCTATGTGGAGTAGCTGAATTAAAAATTATAGCTGTATTTTTAACATACTTCGTATCGCTTATTATTCTATAATCTTCTTTTTTTATTTCATCGAATAATTGTGTCCCTGATTCATAATTAGTATCATTTAAATAAATAATACAGGTATACACACCACTGTCTGTGTGTATCCAATCTTTGTCTTGGTCTTCTCCTAACCTTAAATGTAAATATAAACCTATGTCTAAACCTCTTATATCAATACCTGTAAAATTTCTCCTAAATTCATTTAAAAACAAAAAACCTAGAAAAGGATGGTTATCAAATATTTCTAAACTTCTAAGACCAGGCCATGAATCTTTAGTATTAGTAATATTATTAAATTCATTTTGTGTATATAATGGAATATCTTTTAAATGATTATGAAATCTATTTAAATCTAGAAAAAAATTATTAGCTACTTGTAACATTTTATAAATAATCTTTTACTGAAGAAGGTAAACCTAAGTGAGGTCTACCATCATATAAGTTAGTTTTTTTAAATTTAGAATTAGGATCGTTATAATGTAAAAATACTTGCCCACAATCTTGTCCTTCAAAAGCATCTCTCCAGTGCTCTAAGTCATGTCCTCTATAAACTAACATATCTCCAGGTTCTAGTAAAACTTCTGTTCCTGGTTTTTCCTCAGAATGATATATTTTATTTTCATCGTGGTAGCCTGACTTAGGATTTTGATTTATATAAATTGGCCAAGGGTCTCCTCCTAAATTTAATGTAGTTGATATTTCACAACTTTCTCTGTCTTTGTGTCTGTGAAGTATGTCACCTTTTTTATAAATCCTAGCATACGCATATGTTGGTATTAAATCATATCCAGTTGTTTCTTTCATTTTTTCTAAACAGTGTAATAATAAAGTTTCCATAGCAACATCACCATAAATAGAATAAGTATCGGGAACTTGTTTATCTGTCCATATTCCATGTTGTGTTTCAAAAGGAGGTATTAAATTAGCTTCATTCATTGTTTTAGCTACTTGTCTTTTCATTAAAAGATATTGATATGCAAAACTAGCAATCTCGTCTGATATTGTTTTTTTCATTACAACAAAACCTGTTTTTTTAAAAGTAGTTGGACTTGGCATTAAAAACCTCATGTAAATTTTTTTCCTAATGTCCAACACACTAGTGAATATCTAGTGCCTTTTGTTACAGGTTTAACTTGATGCCAAACAAAAGAAGGAAAAATAACTATTGATCCTTGATCTTTTACTTCCTCACAATTAGTTACATTAGAACCACTTGGGTTGTTACGAAAATCAAATTGTACTTCACCACCTTCATAATCTTTAGGGTTTGATAAAGATATAATACAAGATAGTTTTCTTATTTTACCAACAAAATTTTTAGGTTCTTTTTCACTATAGGGTTTATCCCAACTATCACAATGCCAACCATAGAATTGATTTAGTTTATATTTTGTAAATTGAATACTTTCACACCAATCCCAATCAAAATTCCAACCTGAATTTCTATTAGCTGCATGAATATAAGGGGTTATTAAATTATAAAGCCATTCATCTTCTAGCCAAACAATATTAGAATCTCTTTGTTTTTTTAAATCTTTTTCTTGTTCTTTAGTTAATTTATTTTCTTTTAGACCACCTACTACACCCATATGTTCGCTTTTAGAACAAGCATGTTCAATTATTTTATCACAAGTAGGTTTTGGTATTACATTTTTAAAATACCAATAATAATTTTCTAAATTCATTTAAGATATAATTATAAGTATATTGATATTATTTCAACCCTATATTTAACAACACTCTGGATTGTACATCAGTAGCCGTAAAACCTTGGTGTTTAAAATCATTAGGAAATAAAATTGCTTGGTTTTCTATAGAGGGGTATGTTTTATCATTGATTATGGTGCCACCATTACAAGTGGTAAAATTAAAAATACAGATAGTAATACCTTGTTCTGGATTGTCTTCTTTTTTAATATAATAATCATGGTGACTTTTATGATAAATATTTTCTTTTTGATTTGGATAAAGATTTAATTTCATTCTTATGGTTTTATTAAAGTTATATCTTTTACAAAGTTCTATGGGAATTATGTCAAAATCTTTTAAAAATGGACTATTGTTTTCGTTTATAGGACTATGTAATACATGAGTAAACATGTACTTATTGATGTCTTCTATACCTTTTTCTGTAGAAGTGTGTCTTTGAAAATACCAAGCAAATGTATTTAAATTTAAAATATCTTTTAATTTTTTAAATTCTTGTTGAGGTAAAAGATTATTTACTATTTCAACTTTGCCTATTGAGGCCATTGAGAATTTTTTTGAAATCCGTATTGAGCCTGTAATGTCCAAACACCTGATGCAGTTGCTGCAACTGCAGCTTCTCTTACTACAACTCTTCCAGATCCGCCTGATCCGTTTGGGGTACCAAAACCATTATTAGATCCAGCACCACCGCCTGTGCCAGCCGTACCGCTTTGGCCGTTTCCGTTTCCGCCACCACCGGTTCCTCCTGTTTTAGTAGGTGCTCCGTTTTGTTGGCCAGCGCCACCACCACCGTAAGTTGTTGGGCTTGGAGATGCAGTTGGACTAGCTGTATCGAAAGCCTGACCATTACCACCAGGGCCTCCTGTACCAGCGGCTGCTCCAGCTCCTCCGCCTCCGCCACCACTAAAAGTACCTAAACCTGTATTTGGTCCTCCAGCGTTTGCATATCCAGTTCCACCTGGAGGTGCGGGTTGGCTTCCTGGAGATCCAGGGTTAGTAGCTCTACCTGCTCCGCCACCACCAGATCCACCAGTGGCTCCAGAGTTTCCTCCAATATCTGTATAGGTTCCGCCTCGTCCTCCACCTAATCCTGTTAAACCATCAAAGGTAGATGGGCTTCCTGATTGCGCAGCTTGATCAATACCATTAGCTCCGCTTCCTCCACCACCTACAGTAACCGATACAGGTGATCCAGGAATAGTGTAGTTAGGCATATACAATATACCTGCTGAACCACCTCCTCCTGCGTGTTGAGCGTGTGCGCCCCCACCGCCACCAATAATTAATACATCAGCTGTTGTTGCTCCACCTGGACTAAAAGTTCCAGGACTTGTAAATTGTGAAATACTTTCCGCTGCCGCTCTTGAGACAGGTACTGTTGCTCCAATAACTCCACCATTATTATTTGTTTGATACGGAAAAGGCATTATATTACTTCCTCCCAAGAAAGTGTTGTTGAATTCCAATTATAGTTTACATCATTTGTTGTATCTTTTGCAACCCATCTTTGATTAACTTCATCCCAATGCAGTTCTTTATTAATTAATTGATTTTCAGGAGGTATTGTTATAGGTGCCTCCCAAGAACAAGATACATCGTTTAATACCCATGAATCAAAAGGTTTTGGTTTTATAAAAGCATCTTTAGCTTCATCATAGGTAGAATCAACAGCAGCATAATTTTTTCTTAAAGCTTTAGATTGATCTCCTTCAGTTCCATCTTGATTATAGTATTTTCCACCATCTGTATTATAAGATGTTTGAATCCATCTATCAGGAGAGATATCTCCGTAAATAGAGTTTTGATGAGCAATACCTAAAGACTCTTGTTCAACTCCGTTTTCATCTAACATTACTGAATTATCAACAGCGTCAACTCTTACAACTATGTTCGAGGTATTAACTCTAGCAAAATGTGCCATGCTAGTTACCTCCTATTATGATAGTTCTTCGTAGTTGATTGTAATTGTTAAATCACTATTAGCACTTGCGCCAGCTTCAATGTTGTCGCCTTCTTCAAGATATAACGCAGTGTTTTTATCAACTACTACTAATGTTGAATCAGCAGGGACAGCTATTGTAGATGCAATTTTAATTGGTGATCCACCACTTTTTGTAATAGCTACTGTTGCATCCGCAGAATTAGAGCCATCAATGTTTGCTACAATTATACTTTCAACTTTAAAAACTTTGCCTGAAGCAGCAGAGTTTGCTAAAATTTCAGTTGTTACAGTTGTGTTCAACGTAGCTTGTACTGACTTCGCAGTTATTGTTGAAACGTTTACTAAATTTGGTGCGGCCATAAATTTTTTCTCCTATATTTGTTATTTTACCCGAAAATTATTTGAACTGCAAGAGCCTTACCAAACATATTGGTAAAACTCAAATTTGCTGAACCATCTGTTATTAAAGCATCACCATTATTACCATCTGCTGTCGGAAGCGTAAATTGGTTAATAGTAGTGAATAAAGCATTTACATCAATTACATTAGTCCCATCTGAATAACAAACCCTAGTTCCTTTATCAGTTGTTGAAAAGGTAAAACCAGAGCCACTAGCTGTTTTAAATTGTACAGTAAAAGCCCCAGTGGTTCCATTTATAATTGTGTAAGTTTTTTCAATACCGTCTGGAATAGTTACAATTTGATTACCTGTAATAGTTCCTGTAAATTGAATGACAGCATTTCTTGCATTAGATAAAGTTGCATTTGTCATAAGTAAGGCGGTTGTTTGAGCACCACCTGCTATGGATACAGCTTGATAACCTGCAATTGCTTGCTCGATAAGATCTAAATTTGAATTAGTTTTATCTCCCCATGTACCGGCATTTTCGCCAGTCGCCATGAGTTCTAGTTTTAAATCTGTTGAATAAGTTGATCCTGGCATAATTGACTATATTATATCCTTACTAAGCTGCTAAATCAACCTCTGTCCAGACGTTAGACACGTTAGGGTTTATCTCTTGCCATGCAGTAATAGCTACACTTCCAATAGATGAGGTTAATTGAATTCCAGTTACATCTACGGTTGCGTTTCCTGTTACAGTAACACTACCTATTGAAGTATTAATTTGAGAACCTGTTACATCGTAACCAGTTTGTTGTGTAACATCTCCTATTGAACTACTTAATTCTATTCCTGTTAAAGAAACATTAGCATCTGCTGTGGGAACTTCTTCTCCCATAGACATTGTTAGTTCTTGACCAGTAACTTCAACAGTATGATCTGTAAATGCAGACTCATCCCCAATATTAGTTTCTAAAACTAAAGACTGTTCATTAACAGCATTAATCATGTCCGTAGATCCATCAGCTCCATCAAAATGAAGAAGAGCTATTGTATCTGAGTCAACTGAAAATTCACTTGTAGGTTCTGTAAAACTTGAGCCTTCATATCTTGCAATATCTGAAACTCTTACTTCATCAATATAACCATTAAAGTCACCAAAACCATTTTTTCCAATACTGAATATGCCATTATCAGGTTTATTACCTGTAGAAACTGTATCTTCTAAAGTTCCGTTTTTATATATTCTGTGAGTGTTTCCTTGTCTTTCATAAGACAACATAGTCCAAACACCAGCAGATACTGTAACTGAAGTAGTAATAATTGTTGATGGGTTTACAGTCCAATAAACT